TATGGCTAGCAGTGTCCTCCTCCAAGGGAAGAACGTCCTCTACATCACTCTCGAAATGGCAGAGGAAAAGATTGCGGAGAGGATCGATGCTAATCTACTTAATGTCAATATACAGAACATAACAGATCTTCCTAAACCTATGTTTGAAAATAAGGTTAGTAGCCTTACTAAGAAGACACAGGGATCTTTAATCATCAAGGAGTATCCAACTGCTTCTGCCCACTCAGGTCATTTCAAATCACTACTGCAAGAGTTAGCATTGAAAAAATCATTCAGACCTGATATAATATTCATAGACTACCTTAACATCTGTGCTAGTTCACGATATCGTCAAAACGCCTCTGTCAATTCCTACTCGTTCATCAAAGCGATTGCGGAAGAACTTCGGGGCTTGGCTGTCGAAAGTAATCTCCCGATTGTTAGTGCTACTCAAACTACTCGTTCTGGTTTCGCTTCTAGCGATGTTGACCTTACTGACACTTCAGAATCCTTTGGACTCCCTGCTACTGCTGACCTTATGTTCGCTCTCATATCTACTGAGGAATTGGAAGGATTAAATCAGATAATGGTAAAGCAATTGAAGAATAGGTATAACGATCCTACTATCTTCAAGAGATTTGTGGTGGGTATTGATCGTGCTAAGATGAGATTATATGACGTTGAGCAAAAGGCACAGGAAGATATTTCTGATAGTGGTCAAGAAGAGGAATATGATAATAGTACTGCTGAGAAATTCAAGTCTAAAAAATCATTTGCTGGATTTAATTTCTGATGAATGAGATACAAGTATACGATCAATTTTTAAAGGAAGATGATTTTAAAAAATTAGATAGAGTTTTTTGTCAAGACGTAGCTACTTGGCACTATAATGATCATGCTGTTTATCCTCATGATGAAAAAGATGATACTGATTATAATTTCCAATTTATACATTCAATATATAAAGATTGTCAATTTGTATCTGAACATCATCCGTTAGTGTTTCCAATACTTGCTAATTTGGATGCCAAAGTTATACTTAGAATGAAGTTTAATATGAATGTGCGAACACCTAATATCATTGAAAGAGAATTTCATCAGGATTATCATGATGTTCTTCCTGAAGATGTTCCTTATAAAGTTGCTATATTTTATCTTAATACGAATGATGGATACACTCTATTTGAGTCTGGAGATAAGGTAGAATCTGTTGCTAATAGGATAGTTATATTTGATGGCACATTAAAGCATTGTGGTACTACTTGTACTAATAGTAAGACTAGAGTTGTTTTGAATATCAATTACATTTGACAAATATGGATCCTAATATTATAATAAATGCATATTCACCCTATAATGATGGGTGGACTCAACAATTTTATAAAGATAAAATGGTAAAGCAAGTAGATACCCAAAAGTATACTGAGTTTGTAGACGCAGTAACATCTAAAGAATCAAACGATTATATTTCATTTAACTCTAGATGTTTTGAGATACAGAAAGATCCTGATGGAATCCCTGTTCATCGTTTACTAACTGCTGCTCTTGGCATTTGTGCTGAAGGTGGTGAGTTTACTGAAGTAGTAAAGAAGATGGTCTTCCAAGGTAAACCTGTGAATGATGAGAACATCTTTCATATGAAAAGAGAACTTGGAGATATAATGTGGTATGTTGCTCAGGCATGTATGGCACTTGATACAGACTTCAACGAAATCATTGAGATGAATGTGGAGAAGTTAAAGGCAAGATATCCTGGTGGAGAGTTTGATGTTCACTACTCAGAAAACAGAAAGGAAGGTGATGTATGAACTACTACGCATTATTAAGTGTTTCAGATAAAACAGGTATTGTTGATTTCGCAGAAGGATTAATTCGTGCTGGATATACTCTTATATCAAGTGGTGGAACTCATGCAGTTATTGAAGCAGAAGGTTTACCTGTAACTAAGGTATCTGAGTATACTGGTTCTCCAGAGATTCTTAATGGAAGAGTAAAGACATTACATCCAAAGATTCATGGTGGTATTCTTGCTCAACGTGGTAATCCTGCACATGATTTAGATCGTAAAGCAAATGATATAGGATTCATTGATATTGTTGCAGTAAACTTATATCCTTTCGCAGAAACAGTTGCTAAACCAGATGTAACTCTTGCAGATGCCATAGAGAACATTGATATTGGTGGTCCTAGTATGGTAAGATCAGCAGCAAAGAATTATAAGGATGTTGCTGTAATGACTAATCCTAATCAGTATGGTATTTACTTGGATTCAATTAAAGGTAATATATCAATTAAACCTGAGATTTTGAGGGAACAATTTATGAAAGAAGCATTCAAACATACTGCTGAATATGATGCTGCGATTAGTAAATGGATGGAAGATAATGTATAAAGAAAACCTTAAGTTAATAACTAATAGTGAAAACCGCCATCTTGTGGTTCAGTGGACTGGGATATAGAAGTCAAACTGCATGAACTAGAAATGAGTGTAATCATTTACCAAGAACATTGCGATTATCTTGAAAAAGAGAATGATGATTTGAAAGAACAGGTTCTCTTTTTGAAAGAGCAACTTGAATATAAGACTATGGGAAAACCTGATAATGATGAAATCTAATATAGTTGGTTTATTTTCAACTCCAGTTTATCATGGAATTGTTGATAGATTTGATGAAGTACAGAATGAATTAGATACTTGTATAAAGGATATTAATTTTGGTATGCGTGATGGGTGGAGTTCTACCCACTATCTTTCGGATCCTTATTTCCAATCCAATTTAATAATTGAAAGCAATTTACATATACTTAAATCTGAAATAGAAAAACATCTAAAGGAATACTGTACAAGTACTGAAGTACCTGCAGGATCTAATGGATCTTGGAATGATAATTATTCTATAATATCTTCATGGTTTGCTCTATTTAAAAAGGGAAATTATGCTCACATTCATAATCATGGTGATTGTGATATTGCTGGAGTTTATTACTTTAAAAAATCTGGTGATGATGGATCATTCTTTTTTACATCTCCTGTACCAGCATTAGATTCCTCTTGCTTTAGAACTGGTAGGGTAGTATTAAATCCTAATGAGGGAGAAATAATATTGTTTCCTGGCTGGTTAAATCATGGTGTAGAAACTAATGATACTGATGAAGATCGGTGTAGTATATCCTTTAATATTCTTTTTGATAGAGATAAAAAATAAATAGTCAAAAAGATATAATGGCTGCTAGTAGAGGTAATGAAAACTTTCTTAAAAATTGGAGAGGTATAGGTTCTTTTCAAACTAATATAAGAACTATAACTGCCCCTTATTATAGAAAAGATTCTGATAATAATAATTATATTAAAGAAGGAAATATTAATAAAGGTACAATAGTAACATATGAAGATTCTGAGACTCTTGAACATACAAGAGCTGCGATAAGAATAGGTAATGATATTTTTTATACAAATATTGATAACTTAGTAAAACCAAAATCTTTAAGTGTAGTAAATTTAAATGCACAATCATTTGGATTAGGTGGTACTACAAAGACAGTTTTTGATTATAAGGATAGTTTAATTCAAGGTATTAATAGTAGGTCAGATATTAAAGGTGATTTGAAAGAATATCTTTTAGAACTAATTGATTATGCTGATACTGGACAGCAAAGTATTAGTGGATATGATATTGAACCTTATATGATAAATTCTATCATTAAAGAATTTGGAGAAACTATAGGACCAATTTATTGTATTAGGAGAGGATTGTCCAAGTTTAATCTTAATGTTAATAATGGTACTAGAATTTATATTCCATCTTCTTTATCAGAACCGTTGTTAGATTATATACTTATATCTGGTGATAGGCAAATAAAAGTATCAGCAAAAGGAAGAGGAAGTACAAATACTTTAAAAATGGTTTCTTTAGTTCCTCCTATATTGAATAACCCTAGATTACTAGGTAAGTATAATAATGATCTCCATTTTAATGTAATGAGATTTATTCATGAAAATAGTATGATTCTAGGTCCAATAAGAGCTTGTTACTTGTTGGGATTTATTAATTTACAGCAACTACAAATTTTGAATACTAACTCACAGTATGCTATACCAAGATTACCTGATGGTAATTTAGATCCTGTTAAATTTAATATATTATCACCTTTAATATTAAAAGATGCGAGAATTATGGGACAGGTAGCATTGAGAATTGCTATAACTACTAAGGAAATATCCTTCTTATGTGAAAAATTAGTAATTAATTTTTCAAAACAGAGTCAAAATTCTATCAAATTCACTAATGTAGTGAAAGATGTTTTGGAGTCTGAGATATATTTTGCTAAGTTTAATATATCTAACAATACAGCATCATTTAATGTACAAGCAACTACTGGTTCTGCAGGTATTAATAATTTATTTTTTAGAACGAAAAATGGGTATATGTCTAAATCGGATAAATTGGGGTTTGCTTTATGAATAATTTAATAGACAAATTAATTTTAGAGTTTAAAAAATTAAAGAGAGTTCGTGGAAATTTATTTGAAAATTTTATTACTTTTTGTGATTCATATATGAGGGGGATGAAAGATGATAAATATAAAGAGGAAAAGTTGACAGTATTAAAATATATTCTTCAGAATAGAGAATCGATATTAATGAAATTATCAGAGAACTAATGAAATCTTTTTCACAATTTTTAACTGAAACCAGTGCTTCCCAACAAGCATCTAGATTGGGATTAGAAGGAGATGGTCATGGTGGTTGGTATGATAGATCAACTGGTGAGTTTACAGCAAAAACTGTAAAGGGAACTTTAAAGTTTTATAATAAGAGACAGAAAGTAGGAATGAAAGATCCTGCACAGTCTGAGCAAGAAAAGAATTATTCAAATCCAAATACTCAAGTTCCACCTGAAGGGCAGCAACAAGCACAACAAGTAGCACCTGAACAACAACCAGTAGAACAACCGTTACCTGTTCAAAGTCCTGATCTTGCTGCTGGACCACCACCAGTTCCCAAAACTAGAGGAACTTTAACACTTGCTTTTGGTAGATTTAATCCACCACATGCAGGTCATGGTAAGTTGATGGATGTTGCTGCTCAGTCTGCAGAAGAAACTGAAGGTGATTATGTAATTATTCCTTCTCGTAGTAATGATCCTAAAAAGAATCCATTAGATGCTGATTCTAAAGTTAGCACTATGAGGACAATGTTTCCTAACCATAGTGAGAAAATTATAAATGACCCACAGAATAATACTATCTTTGATGTTCTTAAGAAAGCACATAATGATGGATATACTAATGTAAGAATTGTTGCTGGAGATGATAGGGTAAAACAATTTGATAAGCTATCTCAAAATTATAATGGACAATTATATCAGTTTGATAATTTAGAAACTATATCGTCTGGGCAAAGAGATGATGATAAAGAGGGTATGGAAGGTTATTCTGCTTCTAGAATGAGATTAGCCGCAATGGAAGGAGATTTTAAAACATTCTATCAAAATCTTCAGCAGGAAGTTCCAGCAGTTGATCCAAATACTGGAGAACCAATTATAGAGGTTGATCCTAATACAGGTGATCAATTAGTTGATGAGAATACAGGTGAACTATTACAGGCAATGGATTTAGTTCCTTTGATGAATAAGAAAAAGGCTAAAGAATATTTTACTAGTATTCGTCAAGCAATGGGTGTTGAAGAAGTTAATGAGTGTTGGAATATATGGGAGATATCACCTAAAGAAGATCCACAAAATCTTCGTGAAGCATACATTAAAAAAGAAGTTTTTGATATTGGCACTAAAGTTGATGATGTAACTACTGGTTTAACAGGTAGAATTATTCGTAGAGGTGCTAATCATTTAATCTGTGTTACTGAAGATGAAATGATGTTTAAATCGTGGATAAAGGATGTAAGTGAATCCGTAGTAAATGGTACTACTATATCTGGTGTACCTGCTAATCAACGGTTAGTTGGAACTGATAAACATTTTAAGTATGTTTCTTCATTAGTGCCTGGAAGTAGCTGGGGAATACAATTCATAAATAAATATAAGATAAGAAAAAGTTAAGTGAAGTTTTCCAATGAGTAAAAATATCGTTGAAGAATTACCAGCAAGAAAACATGCACCTGCTGCTGCTCCTGTAGCTGCCAAAAAAGGTGGTGGAGATGTTAAAGGTGGTGCGTCATCAGAGTCTTCTGAGAAGAAAATTCGTCAAGCTGTATATGATATAAGATATCGTGCTCGGAGAGAAGATATAGATCTTAAAGCTGCTTTTGCTCAGTATATGTCTAATAGTAATTTGAGTCAGCAGGAAAGAACTGCTGTTAGAGCAAAGTTGTTTGGTAAAGATGGTGGTGGTGTGAAAGAACAATTTACTGTTGGTGCTGATGATTGGGCATTGGATGGAATATCTCAAGCATTATATAAAGTATTTGTAGAAAAAACTGTTGATGAAGATATAGAACTTTCTTATCTAAAGCAATTGGATGAAGATCAAGATAATAAAAAATATAAGGTAAGAGTTAAAGATAAGAATGGTAAGTCATATGTAAGATATGCTGACCGTGTTAAGATCACACAACTTCGCCAGAATCCAAATATTCAATCTGTTGAAATGACAGAACATGGTGAACCATATGAAGGTGAAAGGAAGAAAACACCTGGTAAGTTAGATCCTGTAGGTAAAGAGGATGCTGACATTGATAATGATGGTGATCATGATAAGAATGATAAGTATCTTTTAAAACGTCGTAAGGCTATTGGTTCTGCTATTAAAAAAAGAGCAGGGCAAAAATTAAAAGAGGATATGGTTGTTGAAACCGCTAAAGCAAAAGTTGATAATTATAAAAAAGGTGAGAATGGAAAAACTGCTGTAACAGTTGCTCCAGTAAACTCTGAGCCTACACCAGAAGTTCAGGCAGCTTCTAAGAGAGGAATTTATGCCCATTTAGAATTAAATGGATCTGAAATTTCAGAATCTAGAAAAAGGTTATTAGATGTTATTGCTGAGAAGGCAGCATATAAAAAGAAGAAAAAGAAAAAATCTTACTCAGAAGCAGTAGTAAATACTCCTGATTGTGAGAAAAAGCCTGAGGAAGAGAAAGATATGCGTGGCACTTATGCCAAGATTAATAATGTAAAGAACAAACTTCGCTCTATGGGTGCTAAAAATCCTATGGTGATGCTTGATGATATTGATGATGATAAGGAAAAGGTAAAGGAAGAGAGAACTGCTGGTTATCCTGGTGGTCCTGCTAATATGGGTAAAGGAAAAAGATATGATCCTAAGTTACCAAGTGGTTTAACACCAACAGAAGGATCTAAAGTTAAACAAGAACCAACTCCAGTAAAAGGTCCAAAGACTAAGAAACCAACACCATCAAAAGGTGACAGAGGACCAGCAACTAAGAAACCAGCACCATCAAAAGGTGACAGAGGACCAGCAACAGAGAAAAGATATAATCCTTTTAAAGATGGTAGAACACCAACCAGTGCATCACAAACAACTGGACCTTAAAGAAAGGTTAGATACCTTTTCTCAAAAGGAAAAGGATGAAATAAATCAAAAGGATGAGAAATCTAAGTTAAGATCTCTCATCATGAAATATGGTAGAGCTAAAGTTGCTGCTGCTGAATTAAAAAGAAAAAAAGAAGAAAGAAGAAGTGGTAAAAAAATATCATGGCAGGAATTTAAAAATAGGATAGAGGCATCATCTAGTTCATTAAAGAAAGGTGAAGTTAAAACATGGGATCCTGAAACAAAGAGATGGAAGTCTAATAAGGAGGATGACTAAATAAATTCAGTTTGAGAAAAATTAATGACAAGCTTGATTGATCCGAAAAAATATACTAAGACCGTTGACCTATTAAGGTCATTTTTTTTGTCTAAAGGTTTTTACGAAGTCCATACTCAGAATCGTTTAAGTATACTTGCTGCTTGTGAAGATCCAGAAACAGTAGCAACTTATAATTATGGTGGTAATGTTTGGCCACTACCACAGACTGGACAGATGTGGTTAGAATATGAATTACTTAACAACCCTGAAGCACCAGGGTTTTTTTGTGTTTCAACTTCATATAGGGCAGAACCTAATCCTGTACCAGGTAGGCATGAAACTATCTTCCCAATGTTCGAGTTTGAAATGCACGGTGGTGTAGAAGAACTTGAAAAAATGGAGATTGAATTATGTGAGCACTTAGGTATTCCTCTAGAGGAAGGTTCTATACAATCTTATGATGATTGGACTAATCAGTTCAATACAAAAGAACTTGAGCACGAACATGAAGAGAAGATTGGTCGTGGTATGATTACCAAGTTTCCTGAGTGGACATCACCTTTCTGGAATATGGCAAGGTATGATGATGGTGTAACCAGTAAAAAGATTGATGTAATCTTGAATGGTATGGAAACTATTGGTAGTGCGGAACGTAGCACCGATAAGAAACAGATGCGTGATACATTCTACACAATATCAGACGGACAATATTCTGACTTGATTATTAAATTATTTGGTAAAGAAAGGGTAGAAGAGGAACTAGAAAAATTCCTTGAGTTTGATTTCTTTCCTAGAAGTGGGGGAGGAATCGGTGTAACACGTATCATGCAAGCAATCCCTGATTAGGGATTCTTTGTGAGGTGACGAAATTGGTAAACGTGGTAGTCTGTTTAACTACTGTTCCTGGCGGGACTTGAAGGTTCGACTCCTTCCCTCACAGTTTAGGTAACTATATAGTTTAGTTGTAATTTAATAGCATGTCAGATTTAGGACTTGATGCCTCACAGGAGACAAGAATAACTGTGATGCAGTTAAAAATCGAGAGATTGGAAGAGAAGCAAGACGAGTTGCGTGAAAGATTAAAGGTTGTAGAGAAGTGGGTTATCGGTGCAGCTGCAGTATTGGCAGCAGGTACTACGGTTATAGGATTTGCCACTAACATATCTAAGGCATACCTTTAGTATAAATATTGATATAAAGATTTAAAGGTAAGGATTATGTCTCTTTGGGGATCAGTCGATAATGATGCTAGTGAGCCAAAGAATTTGGCAGAAGGCGAATTTCAAGGTACTGCTGGTAAAGCAATCTACGGTGTAGATGATACAGAGCAAGGTGTTGCTAATGCTGCATCTGGTACTGCTCGTAAGTATGCTGCTCCACATGCTGGATGGGTATCAGCACATACATACACTGATATGCATGGCAATACTAGAGTTAAAACAGAAACTCTTGTAGCAATGAATATTGCTTCTGGAGACCAGGCAGACGATGCTAAGTATGCCGATAGTTAATTAACACTGATATGATATGAGATTTGATGAATTGAACGAGAGCAACTATATGCTCTTCGCTATAAAATTCTATGATAACCCACAAGCGGTTACTAAAGATGATTTTGAAGCGGATCTGAAAAGAATCAGATACATTAAAAGATTATTGAAGAGGTATAAAAATACAGGTGAATTAAAAATTCATCTGATATTGAATCATATTACTATACTCTTCAATGTCTTTAATGAAGCAGCAGTTCCACTGTTGTTTTATAATTTAGAGGAGGATCTCTGGCCTTGTATAAAAAGTTTTCTAGTATTTTTAAATAGAATACCAGAATATCCAAGAACAAAGATTACTGATATAAAAATTGATAAAACTTGTTTAGAACAATTAGAATCAAAAATTTAATGGACATCGACAAGGCAGTAGAAATTATTAGAGAGGCTAAAAAAAAGTCTAAATGTCCTGCTGGATTTAAATGGAGCAAGAAGAAAGGAGAATGTGTTCCAAAAAAATACCCTGTAGGCAGAGTATATGCTGGATGGGGTAGAGGTCGTAATGAGGATGAGAATGATGATAGTAAAAAGAATGGTAAAAACGGTTCTAATGGGAATGGGCATAGTAATGGTGGCTCTGGGAACGGTGATGGTGGTAACGGCAACGGTGGAAATGGTAACGGGGGTGGAGACGGAGGCGGTGGAGAATGAAAACTTTTAAACAATTCCAAGAGGAAATAAAAACTGGAGGCACGATAAAAAAACCAACAGTTAATATTAATGGGAAGGAAATGCCAGGTCTCGGTGGTGGAGGTGGTGGTACAAATGCAATCACTATGAAGTCAAAGAGTAAAACACCAGGTAAAAGATTAAAGGATACAGCTAAATTAGTAACTACTCCTTTTAGAGCAGTATTAGGAATAAAATCAAAACAAGATCCTAAAGAAAAATTTGCAAGTGAAGAAGTAATGGCAGCAGGAGCAATAGCCAATAATGTTGGTGATGGTAAGATTGCTGGTACAGTAGAAGCAGGAGATGATCCTCCAGTAAAGAAGAAAAAGAGATATGTTTACGGTGGAAAAGGATCCCGTAAAATGTGGTTGACATAATCTAGAAATCTAGATCGTCTAGCACATTTCTATGTAATAAATATTACGGTATATCTACCTACGATGGAGAATAATAGTCCCCTGATACAAAGATTAGAAAGGGTTATAGACACCCTTCAGGATAACTCCGTTAAGATGGGGCAGATGCTTGCCGTCCATGATGAGAAGTTAGACAAACAGGATCGGATCGATGCGGTATTATTCGAGAAAGTGGAATCGCTTCACAGGGAACTTAACCGTTCGACTATGGACATTAAGAAGGGCTGTGAGAGAGATATTCGCAAGGTAGATGATCGTCTTAGATTAATGGAGAAGAAGATGTGGAGTATGTTTGGTGCGTTAAGTATATTAAGTTTTTTAGTTAGTCCAGTTGGTCAGAGAATTGCAGGAACTGTATTGACTTCAGCAACAACACCGAGTATAATACAAACACGATAATAATTTTTTATAATGGATTTGATTGATTCCAAGTATATTGGACTGATATCATCTCGCTTGCCAAAGTTTAAGAAGGTAAAGGCAGACCTGTATAACTTTCGTTGTCCTGTGTGTGGGGATTCCCAGAAGCACAAGAACAAGGCGAGAGGGTATATCTATGGAATAAAGAATAATGCGAACTTCAAGTGCCATAACTGTGGTGCTAGTATGTCGTTGAATAATCTATTAAAGAAGTTAGATACTACACTGCATAAACAGTACACTCTTGAGAAGTTTAAAGAGGGTCATGGGGGTGGTAGTTCTTTTGTTGTGGAAGAACCAAAGTTTGAATTTAAGAAACCAGTATTTAGAAAAAAGTTAGATCTTCCTAAAGCATCTGAGGTTAAGATTGCTAAACAATATTTGGAGAATAGAAAGTTAGATTCTACTAAATTCTATTACACAGATAAGTTTAAAGAATGGACAAATACTCAAAAACAGACCTTCGATTACATAGGGAAAGATGAACCCCGTATAATCATACCGATGTATGATACCGAACAACGGATGATCGGGTTTCAGGGAAGAAGTCTAATTCCTAACTCGGTTAAATATATTACCATCATGATTGATGAAGAAGCACCGAAGATCTATGGACTCGACAAAATCAATAAAGAAAAACCCATTTACATTATCGAAGGACCATTCGATGCGTCCTTGGTTGAGAATAGTATTGCTATGTGTGGGGCCGATGTTGATATTGGGTCGCTTGGTTGGAGCGATTATATTTGGGTTTATGATAATGAACCTCGGAGCAGAGAAATCACAGACAGAATCCGTAAAACCCTTGATAGAGGAGATAAGGTAGTTATTTGGCCAACAAGTATAGAGGAGAAAGATGTTAATGACATGATACTCGGTGGACACGATGTAATGGGTATGTTAAAATCTAATACATATTCAGGATTAAAAGCAAAGATTAAATTTAACAACTGGAAAAAAATATGAGTAACGGTACTACTGTTAAAAAAAGAAATGGAAGAGGTGTAGAACCTCTTAATCTTGAAAAGATTCATGTAATGTGTGAGGAAGCTTGTGAAGGGTTAGCAGGAGTATCTGCATCTCAAGTAGAGATACAATCAGGAATACAATTCTATGACGGAATCACGACAGCAGAAATACAGGAAATACTTATTCGTAGTGCTTCTGATCTCATCGACCTTGATCATCCTAACTACCAGTTCGTTGCTGCTAGGCTTCTTTTATTTGCTTTAAGGAAGAGTTTATTTGGTAAGATGCGTGAGTGTCCTACTGTAATAGATCATGTCAAGAAGTGTGTTGAGAAAGGTGTATATGACGCAGAGATTCTTGACTTATACACAGAAGATGAGTATAATAAGCTACAATCATTTATAGATCATAGTCGTGATATGATCTTTACTTATGCTGGACTACGACAAGTAGTTGATAAGTATTTGGTACAAGATAGAAGTACTGGAGAGGTGTATGAGACACCACAGTTCATGTATCTTATGATCGCTGCGACTATATTTTCAAAATATCCAAAAGAAACTAGGTTAAATTATGTCCGACAATACTACGACGCAATCAGCAAGCACAGAATCAACATCCCAACGCCCATTATGGCAGGTGTCAGAACACCCATACGTCAATTTGCATCTTGTGTTCTGGTTGATATTGACGATACCCTCGATAGTATCTTTAGCTCTGATATGGCTATTGG